GAGCATTTGGGTTTAATGCTATATATTTCCCGCTATTTACAAAATGCCTTCTATCTACTGGGGTATCTCTATAAACCTCCCCACACTTGCACTCAAATGTAATTGTCTCTGCAAGCTTATCAAAATCATACCCTTTCTCATTTTTGGTTTCTTCGTTTTCTTCCCATTTCACAGATGACCAACTAAGTGGAAACCAATCTTCGCAATTTCTGCATTGATGATGCCAAACCCTTTGATCGCCTTGCAGGTATGCTCGATGAGTTGCATCATTGTGCATATCAGGGGTCGATACAATACATCTCCGTGCATTCCAATACGCTCTGGTTCTTTTTAAAACCATTTCTAATGCACCCTCTGGGTAATTTCTTACCTCATCCAGAAATAGCCACCTGACTGGCTTTGACTGCAACCTTGATGGTGATGATGAGCCTACGACACCTAGAGATGCACCCTTAAGGTGAACTTCCATCTTTGACACCGCCCCCCTGTCCTCGATCAGTGTTTCTGCCACTGGTTTGCAGGTTTTTATCGTTGGAATAAGCCTTGTCTTCATTAAAAACGCCGCTTCTTCTGCTGTACTTGTAACCCACATAGTTGGTGCTGGTTCCTCGGCTAAAGCCCACATCAATAGACAAATCATTGTTTGAGTTTTAGCAGATTGTGCAGAACACATAACGCTAATGTCAGACACTTCATTGTCTGCAAAAGTAACCATTAATTCCCTAACCCAAGGAGATATTTCTGACTTCCAAAACCCTTGGTAAGGTGAGGTTGGGTCTAATTTGACATTTTGATCAGCCCACTCCCAAGTCAAACGGGTGTCTGGAGGCTTCCACGACCTCCGTGCTGCAATTTCTACTACACTCATACATCATTAATCAGCTCTTAATGCTTCAAACTTTAATTTTTCTGATCCTATTTCGGGTATTCTTCCCAAGAAGAACTTGAGCCAGATTGCGCCTAGTGGCTTTGGTGGTCTCCCTTTTTCCATATGAAACCCCGAATCCTTGACACCATACTCATTTTTGTAAGTAGGTATTTTGATATGCAATTGTTCATCAATATATTCTTTACCATCCTGAGTAATGCGAGCCCTAGCATTAGGCAGAATCCAATGATCATGAGTATGACCAGTAGCAACGATGTTAGCGTCTGGCAGGACAACGCCCATACGATTTGCACCAATGACCCCCTTTGTGACGGGTCCACCTCCTCCTGCCCCGTGGAACATATATAACCATACTGTCCCAAGGCTCCTTGATTTCGCATCTTTCTTATGTCTTCCTCTAATTCCGATCCAATTAGCGATTTGACCTGTTTTGACGGTTGCATTTGTTTTTCCATTTAATGAATTAACCAGCCTTTCTGTTAAATCTGTTTCTCTGTGCTTATATACAGCAGTTTCATGGTTCCCTTTACCCATGACTAAAATATTTGAAGCATATGGCTTGAGCCACTCCGAATATGTATCGACCAATTTATCTAGGTAATTGCCTCCCTTGTGCTCCAACTTAATATCATTCTTGCTCGCTCTCGGGTCGCCCTTTCCTTGCATAGCGCAAAAGGCATCACCATTATCTAGAATAAACGCTTTCTTTTTTATAGCCTCCTCTAAGTGCCTTTTCTCCATAGCATTATCGGAGTGCGGATTATCATGGTGTGCATCACTTCTCAACAAGCACCAGATCGGTTTGTTAATTTGCTTTGTCTCAAATGTTATATCCACGAAAAAGATGCCTTCTGACACCTTCCTGATTTTGAAAGGTTTATCATCTTTCATTACACGCCTCCTATTGGTATTTTTATTATAGGGTTTATATCATAGGTGACTTGTCGCTTTCTTTGCGTATTTGAGTTCCCTTTATCTCTCCTAACTATATCTTTTCCCCACTTCTTTTCTAATAACTCAAACTGGTCTTTCTCTTCGTCTAAAGTCCTATACTCTGCACACCCCCCAATATTAGTATGTTGCTCACAAATATAATGAACATGATTAATTCGTAATATTTTTCTATACTTGTTGAGCATTTGAAGGCTAAGATCATAATCCTCCTTTAATGGAAGGTTTTCGTCATACCTACAACTAGGGTTAAGAAAGCCACCAAACGGTCCTAATATAACATTCGTCAAACTAAATGGAGTGTACTCTCTATAAGCACCTTTATCTTGTATAATGTTAACACCCCACATCTTAACGCCAAATTGTTCGGCAAGCATAAACCCATACTCAATAAATTCTTCAGCTTCATCCCCGCTCATTTTATGACACTCGTTGCCATTCCACCTTGAGAGGCACTTTAAATCATCATCTACAATGCAGACATTCTCTTTTTTAGCATAATCAAGTATCCAGTTCCTAACCCTGCTTACATTGCCTTGATCCTTATCCTGGCATGCCAATACAGGCAAACCTTTGTCTAAGTAGCTCTTCTCCTGCGACTTACAAACTACATATTTAAGGCTGGGGAAATACTTATGGGAAGTGCAAATGTCAGCCCTCTTCCAACTGGGAGCTAAGATCATCATTTCTTGTTTAAACTCCTAATGTAATCCGATCCCTTTATTACTCGTCCAATGCCCTTACTCCACGGCTTACCATTAGCTCTACGAGAATGAACAGAATCAAGGTTAAAATGGGTTTGGGCAGATAGCCAATCAACATCATTGTCGAATGTCAGAACTACATAATTATGCGACTCATCAATGTACTCTGAAAACTTAACTTCTGGCTCTTCCTCTGCATCATCTTCGGTTAACTCCTTCAACACATCGTCAGCCTCAAATCCCCAATCAATCAAATCTTCGGGGTCAAAATTATTGGCAAGCAAATCCCAATCCCACTGCCCACCATTCTTGTTCATGCGTACATTTAATTCCTTTTCTTTCGCTAATGGCAACTTGACCTCTACGCAAGGTACGGTGTCATTGCCCATTTCAGACCAGATACGCAATCGCTGATGTCCACCTATAACTATATTTTCTCGCCCCTTGTGCATGTTGACGAGTACGGGCTCAACTAAGCCAAATTTTTGTAAGCTATTTTTTAAGTCCTCATATTGCTTTTTAGTAAGCTCCCTCGGATTATATTCGCTTGGCTTTAATGCACCTATTTTTTTATCTACAGTTTTCATAATCTTTTTCGTTGACCCCTCCCTTTTATGCTGAACTTTTCAGAGAACTTAATTGCTTGTTTACTAAGAGATTGCTTGTAGACATTCACACCCTTTGACTTTGCTATCTCCGACAAAGCCAATCCGTTGAATAATTCAGGTCTAAGAACCCAGCACATAGCTATTGTCTTACGCATTAATGTCTGTCCATAACTTGCTGAATTAACATCACCCATGGTCAACCAAGTGAGCATTTCTCTCAATACTTCACCCAATTGCTGTACCGAGTCTGGATCATAATTTGGCTCTTCATACTCCCCATCTATTGAGTCATAGTCAAAGTTATGGCACTGACCATCTGTTTGAAAGTCAGCTCTATTTTCGTCAAAGTGATATAAAGAATTATTTTTCCCCATTTGCCCATTCCCCCTCATGCAAAGATCGCAATGCCTCTACGATACTTTGTTTAATTATCTTTTCTGCTTCTGCAACAGTTTGACCGATAACTTGTGGGGCTAGGGAAGAGGGTAGGGCAAGGAGCTCCCTTTTGGCTTGCTGAACCATTTCGGCAACTTGCTGGTCTATGTCTACATTAGGCGTATATTCGCCTTTTAATATCCCTACCTGTATTTCTAACTTCTCATTCTGTAATAATATGCTCTTGACTTGCGCAGATTCTTTGCTGGTTAAATCACCAGCCGTCGATCCCTTTGCATCCTTCCACGCCACCGCTTCACTTACACTATAACGACCATCCGCTCTAGGCTTTGGGAATGTAGGGTCTTTCCTCCACCTTTGAATAGTTTTCCTATCGACCCCAATTACCTTTGCTAACTCTGTTTGATTCTTTGCGTATGCCCCACTAAATCCAATTTTACTAGATGCAGTATATTGATCTAGTAATTCCATCTCCATGTTGGTCGGAGTTTTCCCCTCTCTTATTTTTGTAAGTATATTATTAACAACCTTTTGCTTTACCTTCTCGGCATTTTCCTCAGTAATTAAAGTTGCACCCATTTATTGCTCTTATAAAGTCTTAATCAGAATTAATAAAGAACAAAATGTATGAGACATTTAGAAAATTAGTTTTTTCAGAGAAGGATCGAACCTCTCGAAACC